GTTCAGCAGGTATATATAGTAATAGCTTTAATCAAATAGTTTTTGCCCAAGACGACGGTGCCTGGATACAAACTAGTGTAGATAACGGTGGATCCCTATTTAATAATTGGAATTTTGATTTAAGTGGCCGGTTAATATTACCTTCAGCTGCAATAGACCCGCACTTGCAAGCTGGTACTAGTATAGGATTAAGTGGTACAATAGTATTTCCAGATGGTTCAGTACAAACCACAGCTTATACAGGTGGTGGGGGCGGTTTAGGAGCTTCCGGTTACTCGGGCTATTCAGGTGTATCAGGCTATAGCGGTATTTCAGGCTATAGCGGTATAAGCGGTTATACCGGTATTAGCGGTTACACAGGTACTTCTGGTTATAGCGGTCCTACAGGTCCTACAGGTAATCCTGCTCCAGTGCCTTATTTAAGAGGTAGTAGAAACACCAGACAGGCAATAGCATTAAGCGGTGCTGTAGTGTTTAATACTGCTGATGCTGATCTTGGTCAAGGTTACATCTCACTCAACACTTCTACAGGTGTTATTACACTATCTGCTGGTTACACATATTCATTAAGAGCTGAGGTGCCTGCAGTTTCTGCTAGTGCTGGCGGTGGTCAAGTTGCTTTTGGTTGGGTTAATACTACAACAGGTACGCAAATAGGTAGTGTAAGTCCGATATACGGTTCTACAAGTAATGCTGCGTATTTAGCACTTGGTGGTGTTGCTGCAGCTATTATTACTCCAGGTACAACCACTAATGTATCTTTACAGCTATTAAACAATAGTGCTGGTAACGTGGGTATTAATGGTAATACAGATTTCCCTGTAAATACTAACCCTTGGTTTGAAATAGAAGTTGCAGGTCAAGGCGGTATATCTGGTTATTCTGGTTTTAGTGGCCCAGGCGCCAACCAAACGCTTAATACAACTAGTAATGTAACACATCAAAGTTTGTCTGCCTATTCTGTGTCCTCTGTTAACTTAATTACAACCGGTGATATTAGTGTTGGTGGTAATTTAACAGCAATTGGTGGTATTCGCAAAAGTGCTAGAGTGCTTACTACAACCGCTACATTGACAGTGGCAGATGCTAGCGGATTTATTGAATTTGCTGGTTCAGGGGCATATACTGTCACACTACCAGACCCAACACAGGCTGCTAACTCAGGTATAGGTTATAGATTCTGGCAAAATACCGCACAGAATATTACATTAAGCACACCGGCAGGCAACTTCTATGGACCAAATGGTAATAGCACAAACACAAAAGTTTTGGCACAGGCCACCACACAATATTGGGATGTATGGAGTGATGGTTACAACTGGGCAGTATTTGGAATTAAAACGGTATGACAATCGTTATAATAAACAATAACACAGCATTTATATTCTATTGTTAATTATATCCGGGTCAAATAAAAAATAATAAAAAAAAATATTAGTATTTTATATAATAGTATACAAAACATACTTAAATACTATAAATAATTTGTAACTACTAAAATTTTATGGCATTCTACAACGTATATAACCCAATTGGTGTTTCAGGTCTGGTGGCGTGCTGCTTCTCCTGCCAATGCTTGGGGTCAGAATAACCTACAAATTAGAAAGAGCGGTTCCACACAAACCATAACACAAACAAACCCACTATCGGGTAACGGTTACAGTCAGATTACATCAAAAGTTATATACTTAAACGGCTCCGGAGATTATTTAGATTTTACCGCTTATAGTAATCAATCTGGTGGACAAGGTATACAGTATGGTAGCGGTGTGGGTCAAGGCACATACTTTAGTGTGTTCTTAATAAGTAGATAATAGTACTGGCATTTTAGTAAATCCAGTATATAATAACAATCAACAGTGTAAATATTAACAATGGCACAGCAACAACAAAATTATTTCACAAAATCCTTCAATAACTTTGTAAGAAAAATGCCATATTCCGGTAACGCTACAGTTATTGATAATATTTCCGAACTTAATCCAAAGTTTGAGACATTTTATAAGATTGGTACTACTCAACAGGAACGAAATCTGAGACAAGCTGTATCAGTTGTACAAGATCCTAACAACCCTCAAAGCAATTTAAACGGAGTCATTATTGACAAAGGATATCATGATTATTTATATGCCTTAATTGATACGGATAAAGGTAAGAGAGTAGCAGATTACCGTATTATGGCTTCTTATGCTGAAATTAGCCATGCATTAGATGAAATTTGCGACGAAACTTTAGTTAAAGATGAAAAAGGTCAATACGGCCAATTGCAGCTTTCAGAGCGTTTAGAACCTGAACAAAAGAAAGAGCTTCAAAAGCAATACAATTACGTGATGGACTTGTTCAATCTTGATATGAAAGGTTGGGAGTATTTTAGAACTCTTTTAATTGATGCTGAAATATTTTTAGAAAACGTAATCAACGAAGATAATAAAGAAGCTGGTATTATTAGTTTAGTACAAATACCAACAGAACATATTAACCCTATTTATGATAATGTTCAAAACATGATTATTAAAGGCTATCTTTTACAAAAACCAAAGCCAAAAGATGATAAAAATGGCGGTAACGTAAATGGTAGAGGCCCTTCGGGTGGGCCGGTAAAGGATGGTAAAGAATTAATTCCGTTAGAACGCCATCAAGTTACGTATTTTCACTCTCATACTTGGAACGAAAACAAAACGATTCGTTTACCTTACCTTGAAGTAGCTCGTCGTGCTTATAAACAATTAAGCTTAATTGAAGATAGTATTGTGGTTTATCGTTTAGTTCGTGCACCAGAGCGTTTAGCTTTTTACGTTGACGTTGGTAATATGCCTGCTGCAAAAGCTGAAGCATACTTAAAGCGCTTAATGCAAAATTACTGGTCAAAACGTACATACGATTCTGATCAAGGTGGTTCTATTAATGTTTACGATCCACAATCAATGTTAGATAGCTATTGGTTCGCTCGTCGTAACGGACAAGACGGTACCAAAGTAGAACGTATTGAGGGTGGAGCAAACTTGGGTAAGTTAGAAGACTTAAATTACTTTGTTAATAAACTTTATAAAGCATTACGCGTACCTTCAAGCCGTTTAAACCCAGATACTAAGTTTGCTGATGGTGCTGAAATTTTAAGAGAAGAACTTAAGTTTGCTAAACTTATAATCAGATTACAAAGACAATTTTCAAATACAATTAGAGAAACGTATATTACTCATCTTAAACTTAAAGGTTTATGGAAAGACTTCAAACTTAAAGATAATGATGTGTCTATATTGTTGAACCCACCTTCTCATTTCTCTGCAATTAGAGATCAGCAATTACTACAGATTAGAATGGACAACTTTAAAGGTGCAACTCAGGTTGAAAACACTGTTTCTAAAACCTATGCTTTAAAGAAGTACATGAATTATTCGGATGAAGAAATTCTTGCTAATAGAGAATGGTTAAAGAAAGACGCAGCATTTAACTGGGAATTAGAAAAAATAGCCACTCTTGGTAAAAACTGGAAAGAAGCTCTAACAGCTGGTGTACAGCCTGGAGAGGCTCCTGGCGGTGGCGGTGCTGCTCCTGGGGCTGGTGCAGCTCCATCATTCGGCCCGGGTCCAGGTGGTGGGGGTGCAGGTCCAGAAGCCGGTCCTGAAGCAGGTGGCGCGCCTGGTGCTCCAGAAGCTCCTGGTGCAGGAGCTGCTCCACAAGCACCAGCAGCAGGCGGTAGTGCATTACCACCAGAATAATAAAAAAACCCAGAAATAACTTTGTACAGTGAGGTTAACCGAGGAAAAATAGAGGCGGTTCTTGAACTTCCGACATACCGCTCTTGAGTTCATCTTCAAGAGCTTTCTTTTCTTCTTTACCTTGAGTCATTAACTCTTGATATTGTAAAGTACCGCTACCAAATAATTGTGTATTACCGAATTTACCACGGGTGTTAGCAACAGAAATCTTTATAAGAGCTTTAGCATATTCCATTACCCAACGCTCTTTTACTAAATCTCTAATAGGTCTTTCAAGATACACTCCAACTACACCCCAATAACGATAACCATTGCTTGCAGTGGTATTAGGTTCGGGTGTTATACGTAGTACTTGTGTACGAGGGTCAAAGCGGCAGTATTGTTTTTGTGCAAATAGTTTTTCACGAGTCTTTAACCAGTCTTTTAACACATGCCAGGTAATCATATCAAATGCCTTACTACCTAATGAATATGCAAAGTGCATTTGTTGTGCTAGGGATTGTTCAATAGTAAATAGAGTGTTGACACCTTCATTAGTACCTTGAGTAAAATCATAAATGTTTATAATTTTTCTATAATCATTTAAGTCTGGATCCCAACCTGATTGAAAGGTAGAGTTCCAAGAAGAAAGCTCTGGTGTATAGTTAACCAACGTATCAAGCTTAATACCTTGACCAGGGGTGTATAAATTTGAATCAAATATTAATAATTCTTCTGTGCCTGGTGTGAAGCGTGTAAACATTTCAATTGCATACGCAATCATATCGTATGCAGCATTACACGCTATTTCAAGATTGACTAACGGTGCACCTAATTGAAAGAAAATACGCTCAGCTAATAAATCATAGCTCTGAATACGGCTATTTAAGTTAGTAGATAAAAATGCAGATGGACCAACTGTGGACGTAGTTACAGGGGCGACATACTGATTTAATGAAAAATTATAACTACCACCTATTTTTGCGGTTGGTTGGTCTATTTGTACGGTAATGTACGGAGAGTTTTGTCCTGATAAACCTACAACCTTACTATTAAAAATTTGGTCTCCATTTGCATACCAACCGATCTGAACATCGTTTAAGCTTGGTGGGTTACTGCCTGATAAAGGAAACCCAGGTAAATTAGTAAAAGAAACAGTGTCCCCGCTTAATATACGGTTATTAGTATAGTATGGAGTCGGGTTATATGCGTATGCCATACCTATACTTAGGAGGCCTTAAGCACTGGTAATACCAACTTTGCGACTTCTTCTGGCTCTAAAAACGCTTCTTTTGTATACGGTCTATCCCACCAAAATCCGAATTGATCCGGTCTTAAGTATTTACGGTCTTTTAAAATGTTAGTATTTTGCTTATATCCATATATGTTTGGATCTGATTGCCCAAACATAACAAAACCGTTAGGTATATTGTAGTAAGAGCAAAAATGATTAAAGAAGTTATCAACCGCAAACCAGGCATTACCGGTTTTAGCTAAATCTAAAAGATCTTGCGGGCTTAAATTATGTTTTATAGTAGTTACTCCCTTTAGTATTTTTTCTCCTGCAACACCTATTTGTACTACATCTAAATTAGGTACCTCGTTTTTAAGTATGGCAATAAGTTCTTCCCAATACGGGTAGTTTTTAGGGTTTACCATGCTCGGGTTAACATCGTTTTTAAAAGTTTCTTTTGGAAGCTTTTGTGAATACGGGCTTATAATAATTCTCATAGGTATATCTTTCTATATGCTTCAACCACGCTCTTTTTCCAGTCCCGTTCAAACATATATTTGTATGCATTGTGTTTGTCTTTATCTACAAATGGTGCTGCATCTGCTAAAGAACAAAGTACTACGTTTTCATTTTTAATGTCCCAGAAACAGTCCGGCCAACAACAACCAATTACTATTTTATAATCTTTATATCGGTTTAAAATTTCCGGTAATATAGTTTTAAATGCATAGTGATCTCCCCTACCACTGTCTAAGAAATAAAACTTATAGTTAGTGGGTACTACTTTCCATTCCTGCAATTTAGTACGGAAAATCATTTCATCTGATTGTAACATTCTATCATTTTTTTCACTACGGATACCACCTGTTTGATAGTGAAAGTGCCATGTTGTTAAACCTAATACTGCAATTAGTTTCCAACCAGCTTTAAACATCTCATACGTGAATATTGTTTCTTCCCGGTGACCTTTTCTTGATAGTCTATTTTCGTAAGCTGGTGCTGCAGCCACTCTATACATAAGTGTACTGCCTTGTAAATGTTCAACTTCTTTTAATTTAATGTCTTTTCTGAAGTTCCATTGTTCATTTAAACCAAGAAATATATCAGACATCTTATTAGAAGCAAGACCAGATGTTAATGGATTTTTTGGGTCTACTATTGAGGGACCCACAGCTCCTATCTTCGGATCAGAAGTAATAGTTTTATATAATACCTCAAGATTATCCGGTAAAAGCATATTATCATCGTCAATACGCCATATAAATGGTGTTTCTGCATTTTTACGAGCGTGTTCGTGGTTAGTTACTTGACCGGTTCTCGCTCCAGGTATCCAGAACCACTGTATCCCGACTAAATTCAACGCTGCTAAAATATTGTTAAGCGTATCATTAGCACGTGGATCTTCACATGTATCGTTATCATCGTATACGATCAATTTACCAGGTTTTTTGTTTTGGTTTAAAAGAGACGATAACACTATCGGCAACGTTGTAGTTGTTCTACCTCTTGTAGAAATTGTTGCAGTTACATCATTTAAAATCATTACTATATTTTATAGTAACTCATTAAAAATACAAGAGATTACATAGTTTTTTAAAGAGGTTGCATAAGTATAGACGATGTTCTACAAACTTATAACCCAGACCCCTATTACCGAAGGTCTTGATTATTTAATTGAAGAAGGCAACAAAGACAAGCCTTCCAATATTTATGTATCTGGAGTTTACATGGTAGCGGAAGAAAAAAACCGCAACAACCGTATTTACAGCCGTGAAGAAATGGCTCGTGAAGTAGAGCGTTACAACAATGAATTTGTTAAAACAAGCAGAGCTTTAGGTGAACTTGAACACCCAAACAGTGCTAATGTTAGCAGTGAAAGAGCGTGTCATCTTATTACTGAACTGCGCATGGATGGTAATGTGGTACGTGGTAAGAGTAAAGTCTTACGCACACCATTAGGAGAAATTATGCGTTCATTGGTAATGGACGGTGTAAAGATGGGAATGTCTTCAAGAGCACTTGGAGAAGTTTATGAAGAGGGCGGAATCAACCATGTTAAAAATATGAAACTTATTACAGTTGACGCAGTGGCTGATCCTTCTGCTCCTGGTGCATTTGTTAACGGTATTCTTGAATCTAAAAACTTTATCATTAAGCAAGACGGTCGTTACGAAGAAGTATACGATACCCTTGAAGGCAAACTTAGTACTTTGCCTAAAAAAGATGTAGACATCTATCTTAGAGAAGCAATTATTCGCTTTATTAACAATCTTAAATAATATGAATCAAAAGAAACAAATTGCAAGTTTTATCAAACACGTAGTGGATAATAACTACGCGGCAGCTAATTCTACGTTACAAGCTGTAATTAATGAAAAACTTAAACAACGTATCCAAAAAGCGGATGCAGCAATAGCAAACAAAAGCAACAAAAAATCCTGATAATAAGGAACAATTTACTAAATATTTAATACGATATGAGCCAAGACATTTCCACAATTCTTAAAGAGGCAACCAAAGACCTCCTTTCCGAGGAATCGCTTAAAGCAGTTTCAGAAGCTGTTGATGCGAAAGTTAACCTCGCGGTTGAATCTGCTTTAGTCCAACAGGACGAAGAGTACTCAGCTAAGCTTGAAAAAGTTTTAGAAGCTATTGATGCTGATCATACAACTAAGCTTGAAAAGATTGTTAGCCGTATTGATGAAGTACATGCTAAGCAATTTAAAGCAGCTTTACAAAAAATTGATGAAGATAGCAGTGAAAAACTTACAAAGTTAGTAAAGCTTTATGAGAATGCTCTTAAAACAGAAGCTGAAAAGTTTAAGAAAACCGTAGTGGAAAACGTTTCTTCTTATCTTGAGCTTTATATTGACAAAGCAATTCCTACACAGCAAATTCACGAAGCTACTAACAACGCTCGTAACACTAAGATCGTTGAAGAGATTAAACGCTTGGTAAGTCTTGATGAAACATTCATTAATGATAACATTAAAGAAGCATTAATTGATGGTAAAAAACAAATTGATGAAGCAGTAGCAAAAGCTGCTGACGCAACAAAGAACGCTCAATTATTATCAGAGAAGGTACAAAGACTTGAAGCTAATCTTTTATTAGAGAAAAAGTCATCTACTCTTCCAGCAAACAAAAAGTCATATGTACAACGCGTTTTAGCTGAAAAAGATGCAAAGTTTATCAATGAAAACTTCAATTACGTTTTAGAGATGTTTGAAAAGCGTGAAGAAGAAAACTTAGAAGTTCTTAAAGAATCCACAAAGCCAAAGACTGGCAATGTAGATGTTATCGTTGAAGACACACGAAAGAGAGTTTCAAAGTCTTTTAATTCCGCTAACGTAGATGAAGGAGACAAGTACGTCGCTGAATCTTACGTATCGTTATTCAAAAATAAATTAGTCTGATAAATAAATCAGATTTTTATCCAAAAGCCCGAGAAATCGGGCTTTTTTTTGTAAGTATATCTACACGTTGAAGTACTGTTAAGTACTTGAGGTATTGTCAGTTAAAAAAATTATTATTAGATATGAAACAAATTAAACCTTCACAATCATACATTGACCGTGATCGCGCAAGCCAACTTTTAAAGAAGTGGGCACCATTGCTTGAGCACGCCGATGAAGCAACTCCAGCAATCAAAGATGATCATACAAAGCTAAACACAGCTATTCTTCTTGAAAATCAAGAAAAATGGTGTTTTGAAGCTGCAAACATCGTTGGTGGCGACGGCGGTTCTGGCGTATTCGGTTCTACTTCTTATCCAACTAACGTTGGTAAGTCAAGTGACTTCTACGCTTCAGGCGATGCTCGTCTACCAAAGATCTTGATCCCAATGATTCGCCGTACATTCCCTGAACTCGTTACTAACGAGATCGTGGGCGTTCAGCCAATGAGTGGTCCAGTCGGACTCGCATTCGCTTTACGTTATCGTTATGAAAACACTCCACTCGGACAAAATCAAATTGATAACGGCTTAAACAACTCTGGTTCTAACCCATCAAACGGTGTTCCTACTTGGAATGCTCAGACAGAGGGTCAAGAAGTAGGTTGGAACTACTTAAATACGCAATTTACAGGTACATCTGCAAATTGGTTATCTGGTGCAGTAAATGGCACAGACTTCCCAATTCTTTCCAGTGATACTGGTGTTGCTCAACTCTTAGCAAACTTTGAGTTAACAAGCAACATTCCTCAGATGGTCGTTTCATTTGAAAAGACCGCTGTTGAAGCTGGTACTCGTAGGTTAGCAGCTCGTTGGTCCGTTGAACTTGAGCAAGATCTCAAGAACATGAACGGCATTGACATTGATAACGAACTTACCAATGCAATGAGCTATGAAATTCAAGCTGAAATTGACCGTGAAATGGTAATCCGTATGTGCCAAACAGCTCTCAATGCTGGTTATGGTCAAGGTTACTCATTCTGGTCAGCAGCTTCTGCTGATGGCCGTTGGTTAGGTGAACGTAACCGTGACTTCTATGCACGTGTTATCGTTGAAGCTAACCGCGTTGCTATCCGTAACCGTCGTGGTGCAGCTAACTTCATTATCGCAACACCTCGTGTTTGCGCAATGTTTGAAATGTTACCTGAATTCCAATGGTTCTCGGTTAACGGTAATGTAAACACACAACCAGTTGGTATTGCTAAAGTCGGTACAGTCGGTGGTCGTTTCACGATCTACCGTGATACACGTACAGAAGCTCAGTACCAAGTAGGTCAACGTACAACAGAACTTGAGTATGCTCTATTAGGCTACAAGGGTGCTGAATACTATGATACTGGTATCGTTTACTGCCCATACATTCCAGTATTGGTACAACGTACAATCGGACCTAATGACTTCAGCCCACGTGTTGGTTTAATGACCCGTTATGGCGTTATTGACCATATCTTCGGTGCAGCATTATACTATCACCTTATCGTTGTACAGGGTCTTGGAACAGCTTTCGTTCCTGGTACCGCTGCTCAAATGCTGTAATAAGCATTTTAACGATAATTCGTTTAAAACAAAGAACCCGATCAGCAATGATCGGGTTTCTTTTTGTGTATAAGCCTGTATTAACTCTGTTTTGCGAGTAAATAATAACAGATGAGTAAAAAGAAAAGACTGCAAAAACAGAAACTAGCTCAACAAAGTCAAAATAATACACCTGCTACTAAAGATAAAAGTCTTTTAGTACATCAGGCCGATAAACTGGAAAGACCAGTAATGATACGACAAAGGCCGGATTTGACAAACAGGCAAAAAGATTTTCTTAAATTAGCTTTAGACAATAATACTAAAATTGTTTTTATTACAGGCCCATCAGGTAGTAGTAAGAGCTTTTTAGCAACATTAGTTGCTTTGGAATTATTAAACCTAAAAAAGGTTTCTGACTTAATATATATTCGTAGTATAGTTGAGAGTTCAGATAATAAAATGGGATATCTCCCAGGTGACGCAAACGAAAAGCTTACACCTTATCTTGAACCTTTAATGGAAAAGCTTGACGAGTTACTCTGTAAAGCTGACATTAATATGCTCATGAAAGAGAATCGTATAGAAGGTAAACCCACGGGATATCTTCGTGGTCTTTCTTGGAACGCTAAAGCCATTATTATGGACGAAGCACAAAACAGTACATTTAGAGAGTTAACCACACTGTTAACCCGTGTAGGTCAGTTCAGTAAACTATTTATTTGCGGAGACCCGATGCAATCCGATATTAACGGTAAGTCTGGGTTTGAAAAAATGTGTAACGTATTTAATGACGCTGAGAGCCGCGACAAAGGTATCCATGTCTTTACATTAACCGAGGCAGATATTGTACGTAGTGAAATTGTGCGATATATTGTAAAAAAGTTAGAATTATATAATAAGAAAAACTAACTTTTATAACTCAGTCAAGCGCACTGGCGAAAAAAAATATTTTTTTTCTTAGAGATAAAAATGTAAAAACAATTACAATACGTAAATAATATTCCCTGCAACTAAAACTATGATATTTGACGAACAGATTTCCCGCAAACCTAATCACTATCCATGGACTGAAGAGTTTATTGAATCCATGCATAATGGATTCTGGACGCACAAGGAGTTCAGTTTTAAATCAGATGTGCAGCAGTTTAAAGTTAAGTTAAATGATCAAGAAAGAGAGATTATTATCCGTACTTTATCCGCTATTGGGCAGATTGAAGTTGCAGTAAAAACTTTTTGGGCAAAGTTAGGAGAAAATTTACCTCACCCATCGTTACAAGATTTAGGCTACGTTATGGCTAATACAGAAGTTATTCATAACAACGCTTATGAAAGGCTACTCACTGTACTCGGTCTTGAAGACGTATTTGAAGAGAATCTTAAATTGGAATGGATACAAGGCCGTGTAAAGTATCTTAAGAAGTACACACACCGTTATTATAAAGACTCAAAGAAGCAGTATCTATATGCTCTTATACTTTTTACATTATTTGTAGAGAACGTTTCATTAATGAGCCAGTTCTACATTATTAACTGGTTTGCTCGTAATAAAAACGTACTTAAAGATACTGACCAACAAGTTAAATACACTCGCAATGAAGAACATATTCACGCTTTAGTCGGTATAAAGATTATTAATA